GTTAGGATTACGGTGTGCTGCCCTGTGTGTCTTAGCACCTGTCAGTATAACCTGCCCATGAACTCTACCATCTATCTGAGATAAGTCTAACCACTCTTTAGCAATCTTCCAACGTGTTTCTAGTACCTTCCATGTCTTAAGTCGGCGCACTGCTTCGGGTGCATCTTCAGGGATAGTAGCTAAATTCTCAGGACATATCTTGTAACTCTTCCCTGTTGCTGTCTTAACGTAAGGCTTCCACCCAAGCAAGTCTAACCGTTTATTAACTTGAGAAGGAGAAGCTAGGTTAAACTCTTCAAACTTTATCTTAGAGTAATCTCCTATAACTTCTGTCTTCTCTAGTTTGTCGTGAGTGTGTAGTGTCCCTGCCTTAGTGTACCTGAGGTTAACTTCTTTTACTGGTATAACTAATGGTTTCATAAACTCCTTAATGTCAGCTTCTATCTGTGTGGTTTCTCTTAGACAGGTTGTATAAATATCTTGTGCCACTTCCTGATCTAAGAGAAAACCATTTGCTTGTTGCTCACACATAATCTTGTGTACTGTGTGTTCTAGTTTAAGGGAAGTCTTACTGTAACCCTCTCCTTCCTTTAAGAGTTCTTTATAGACTAACTCAGTTACCTTTACATCTTGCTTACAGTACTCCTTCATTTCTTCAGAGTATTTTGTAAAGTCTGTGAACTCTCCTTTGTACTCACCTAGACGCTTGCCCCATTCCTTAAGGCTATGTCCACCCTTTCGAGTAGGTAAAAACAAGCGGGATAAGACAAGCGTATCTGTAGTCATAGACAAAGGTATTTCGTAATCCCACAGGTCAGCTATAACAGGTATGTCAAAGCCGATACCGTTATGTGCTATCCAATGTGTAACACCTTCTGCAAACTTATGGAAAGCTTTCTTACTCTTGATTACGTAGTATTGTTTAGCGCCTACTTCCTTAGCTACGACTAAGTGGATGCAACTAGGATTTAGACTGTCTGTTTCTATATCAAAGACAACTTCCATCTGCTTATCCTTTGTATCCTTCTAGTCTACCGCTGTGTCTATGATAGGTAAGGCTATCTGCTATACCTGTTTGACCAGTGAACCTGTTCTTGATTACTCTGACCCTAGTAGTGTTTCTTTCTAAGGTATCCTCGGCCTGAGTATTACGCTCTAAAGCGACAATGATATTACTTAGTTGTCCTATACCTGCTGTACCTCTGATGTCTTGCAGGTTTATAGTACCGCCTTCTTCGGGTGCTTTACGTGACTTGTCTCTGTTGATATGAGCAACCATAATAAGACAGATGTTTAACTCAACAGTCAAAGTCTTAAGCTTAGTAGCTATCTCATCTAAGGCTTTGCGCTCATCCTTAGCGTGGTCTGATACAATGATAGATACATGATCTAGTATGATGTACTTACAGTTGCAACCCTTAACTAGATAACGAACCATAGCTATAATTCTATCCACGCTGTTAGAACCAAAGCTATCGTAAAGGAATACACGCCCTGAGCCTAGTGTAGCTTTGTAAGCCTCATCAAACTCTTCTTTAGTGTACTCAGTATCAGGTAAGTACAGTACTTTATCAGCGTGTACTGACATAACACCTAAGCCTGTGTCCCTTGTAGGTTCTTCTAAGAACAAACACCCAACATTACCTTTGTCCTCTTGGATAAGTTTGTAGAGCGTCTCTCGCATTACTTGCGTCTTGCCTACGCCTGTACCTGCTACAAAAGTAACAAGCTCACCTGTACGTAAACCCTTAGTCATATTGTTAAGACCATCGAAAGGGTAAGGCACACTGGTATAATCAGGTGGGGTAGCAACAAGGTCATACATTGAATTACCTGATATGATACCATCAGGGGTAAAGGGTGAAGCGTTCTTGTGTGCTTCTATGAACTCACGCTCTCTCTTTTCCATAAGAAAGTCGTTAGCATCCTTCAGGTTCATCTTGACAAAGTGTACCTTACGTGGATCAAACAGTTCAGCCACAGCTTCTGCCGCTTTTCGCCCTGCTTTGTCGTTATCGAAACATAAGTTAATCTTATTGAAACTATTAAGCCACTCGTAGTTACGTTTACAATCTGATACTGCGCCTGACGCACCATTAATTAGGGATACACAAGGCTCTTGCATGAACATCATCTGATGTGCAGCCATTGCATCATACTCACCCTCAGTAATAGTGACTGACTTACCACCTTTAGGGAATACAGACTGACCAAACAGGTCACCCTTAGCACTACCATTAAAGGTGAAGTCCTTGACACCATGCCTTGTTTTAAAACCACAAGCCTTATCATCTTTTGTGAAGACAAAGTGAACAACGTCTTCATTATTCTTTTTCTCTGTTAGAACTTTATATCGTTCAGCTACAGCTTTGTTAATCTTCCTAGAAGGAATAGACAAAGCTACACCTTTGATATTACCAACAGGTCTTAAAGGTATTGCGCTACTTGCACTCATATTAGTATCCTCTTCGTTGTTAAAAGTTTTAGTTTCACAAACGTGACAGTATATACCATCAGCATAAGGGTATGCACCGTCACTACTTCCGCAGTGTGGGCATGGCAGGTGTTTCTTGGGTTCTGAGTCCGTCGAATAGGTCATACGCTTGAGCCTCCTTTGTTTTAGCTACACACTTAGGACAAGGTGACCATGCTTGTCTGTTTTCTTCCCAGTATATTTCTAGTCCTTCAGTCTTTGCGTTACAAATATAACACCTCATAGGGTATCTCCTCTACCTGTTATTCTAATCCAGATTATCTTTAGTGTCAACAAAGGCCATAACAGACCTGCCACTACAATAAATCTATCGTCCTCACCATCTTCTATTAGTTCTATAAATAAGATAACACCTAACCAATAGAACAATGAGTGGGTTATTACTTGACTTATCATAACCTAACTCCTTCCTTATATGAAACAACTCTACCAGTACACCACCTCTTAGCTTCTTCTTCTGCTTCGTGTAGGCTGTCAAATACCCACACCTTATGGTCTTCTGTCCAAGGGTTTTCCTTACGGACAAAGGTGTACTCACCTAGTTCAATCTCAATCTCTACTGCGTAGGTCATTGTTGTTTCCTTTTAGCTAATGCATCCCATGAGTGAGGAAATAATTCGTGCATCTTTAAACTTATCTTAGCTGCTACGTACTGTGTCTCTACCTGTGTATCACTGGCACAACGCAGTAGACACATATCAGACCAAGCATCTAATGACCCTGACCAGTACCACTCTGTCATCATTGACTGTGGCAGCACCATACGTGCTTGCTCTGGGCAGACCCCTGCGTTTAACATTTCTATGTAAACACCAACGGCAGGGACGTACACGTTATCTTCTACGTAACTACTTGTATTAACTTCCCAATAGTCAGCCATGTAACTCTTATCTTCTGGATAGTCTTCTCTGTCATCTTGTGGCAAGGTATTAACAAAGCCACTGCCACTACCTTGTTTTTTGTCCTTAGCTTTTTCTCGCCAGTTATCGGGTACATAAAAGTCTAAGTCATTATCCACATACCTACGGCTAATCTCATTCCAACGCAGGAACTTATGCTTGACTAGCTGTCGTGCCACAAAGACAGGTGCTTTGACATGGAAGGATGCAAAGGCGTGACCGAATGGTGACATATGTTTATGTCTAGCTAAGTACTGTATAAGCCTGATGTCAATATCAGGTAACACATACGTACCTAATGTGTGGTCTACACAATGCATCTTAGACTTCTTACCAAAGGATACCCTAGCTGCATTAACGACAGACAGATCATTACCCATGTGGTCTATGTATGTTGCTTCAATCATGTGACTTTCCTTTGTGTTTTTCTTTACGTACTGGTACAGGTTTTTTCTTATTAGGTATAGTCCTAAGCCTGTACTTAGGCTGTCTTAAATCCCTAGCTATAGGGTTAGGTTTATTCATTTGCTTTCTCCTGTGTAGCAGGGGTGGGTCGATAAACTCATTATACAACGAATGACAAAACTGTCAATAGTTACGTTACGTCACTCCCTTTTAGGCAGAGGACGATCCGACCAATCATCGCAAGGATCATCCTCTTTAGATGGAACAGGTGATCTGCTCACAGTTTGATGCACTCGACATGGAAGTTAGACACTGCCTCACCTGTGGTTAGCTTTCTGTTAGCGGTGTTACCTGCTACATACTCACACCAAGTATCCCACCAGAAACCTGAACCGAGTACCTGTGTTTTCTTGACGTACTGTAACACTCTAGAACGCTTCAACTTAGGTGATGCTTTCTTGTTGACTGATACATCCTTGTAGGTCAGACCTAACCTGACTAGGTTGTGAGTATCTAGACAGGCTGTATCAAAGCCTATGCACTGACATACAAACGCTGACTTGACCATGCCTAGATTAGGTACTTGCATAAGCAAGAGGATAGCATCAGTACAGACCTCTGGGTCTTTAGCGCCCTTCTCTAGTAGGTACTGCAGCCTGTTCCATAGGAAGCCCTTGTTCTTTGTAGCGTAACAAAGCCCTTCCCGTTTGTTACCCCACAAGTATTTGCTATGTATACCATTCAAGAGAATGTCTACACGTTGGTTCTTGACAGTACTAAGACCACTCTGAATTGTGCAGAGAACAAACTCTATTACATCTACTAGACCATCGCTACCCTTGGTGAACACATGCTCTTTGATAATTGCTACATCATTCTTATACATATCTTAGCTCCTTAAGCTGCTTGCAGTTGTGTAAAGTAAGGACTGCTAGTCCAATTGCTGACCTCTTGTTCGCGTGACCACATGCTGATAGCCTTGGTATCTTTACCAGTGTTGCGAAGTTTGAAGCCGTTACGCTCATCTGCATATGAGGCGTAGTTCGTGAAGGCTGAGTAGAGCGCCCACTTATTGTGTCCTCTAGTCGCTACCTCTTCCATGTACAACTCGTACATCTTCTTAGCTTTACGCTCTGACTTAATCATCTCCTCTAACAGAGAACCTACATCGACTAAGCGAAGGCTAGTGTTTGCCCACACTTGCATCTTAGCTGCTTGGTCATAGAAGTCATCGCGTGATCTACTTAACTCATTAATGAAAGAGGTGAGAGAGAAACCAGAAGTATTCTTTCTGCGTATATTATCCCAATCACCAGTAATACAACCATTAATACAGAAGAAATCAATAGCTCCAAAGAATACCTGATTGCTACATGAGCCATCTATCCCATGTAGGGACACAATTCTGTTACCTATCTCAGTAGTGTGACGCTCTGTTTCGACAGTTGCTTTCATGTTAGGTAAGGTAATGTCGAGCATTGCCCATGCACCACCCCTAGCTGTACTCCAATGGGCTGATGCACCACTGATTTCCTTTGGGGTTAGCTCTTGTGTGACTGTATCTATTACACCCCGATAGAAGTCACCGTGGGATGCACAGGTAAAGCCTGAGCCTACTATACCTAAGTAGTCTCCTGTTGTTTCGTTGACCACGTACTTATGGTCAGACATCTTTGTTTCTTCAAACGCTACGTCAAAG